TCGCATCCATCATAGGGCGTGCAGTATTTTGTAGGGCAATTTTTGTAAGACTTGTAAGATCTATTTTGTCATCTCCCTTAAGATTTTTCAACACAGGTCTTTCAAGCATTTCCTTTAACTTGGGTCTAATCAAAACAGTAGAAGCTGCTACGATTGGAGTTGCCATACTAGTCCCTGACATATAGCCATAAGTTGATTTACCATTAATGACATTAAGAGTAGATTTAATATTTTTACCTGGTGCTGAGACATCAGGCTTTAAAAGTAAATCTATTCTTGGCCCCCAAGATGTGGATCCTGCTGGTACTATGATATCTTCTTTATACAGTTCTTTGTCTGTGTCAGATGCAAACTTAAAGTCAATCTCTTTTTCGTCACCTACATTCGGTTTATTGGAATTATAGCTTTCCATATCAATTGGATTCATTGCTTGTGCTAAATATGAATCTCTGTATGTTATTTTATCAAACCAATTAGAACTCCATAATCCATCATGTATATAATAATTATGAGATCTCTTTGCACCAGGTGTTGATTTATGTGTTCTAGGAGTCATAGTTTGATCAACTAAATCAACTCTTTCTAATTCCTCTAATGATCTAAATATACCTGGAAGATATCCATCTTTATGGCCTATACCAGAATAGGATACATTCTTATTATATGAAGATATAGCCTCACCAAATCTATCTCCATACTTACCAAGATTTGGATCTACTCCTAAATCTGGTTGACTATTAGGATGAACTGTTCCATCACTCTCTCCATATGAGAATTCTCCATTTAAACCAATTCTATCATTCTCTACAAAATCTCCACCATTTCTGTCTCTACTTATCTCCGGATAAACAAACGTACGATCATCAAGATTATCTAAAACATATCTATTTGAGTTAGTAAAATTATTGTCTGTATGAGTATAATCGGGATCTGATACAAAGTTTAAATCATTATGAAGATGAGTAATCCTTGTAGGTATATCTCCTATACGTGCTACTGCTCTATTAGGAATTTTATTTTTCCTTGATTCATTATTCACATAATTTGGTGCATCATTAGATAATACATATGGACGTCCATCTGCTGGATCAAATATAATCATAGACATTCTATTGTTTGTATCTTTGCTAATCTTTTTCAAATCATCCAAACCGTATCCAGATGTATTTTTTATTTTAGCCATAGATCCAATTATAGTTCTATTAACTTTAATCTTTTTTGATTCTTCTGACATTGCATTATCCCATAACTCTACATCATGCGGTAATCCAAAATTACCCGAATCATTATTAATACCAGCGTATCCAGGATTAGCATTGTTATCAGGAAATGTACGTATTTCCATTCTTTGATAATTCCCAAAATTATGAAGCTCACCTGTATGTTTGCTTTGTGAAATATTATCAAAATAATCAACATCTTTATTTGCTTTAAGATTCAAACGTATTCTATCTTGCCTAAGTATTTGACGCAAAGAATCAGCGGAAACATATTTCAAATATTCTTTAATTTCTATTTTTAATAATTTTTGCAAGCATTTCAGCGTCAATATTGTCAATCTCGTAAATTTGGATTGAGTGTGGTGCTCCATGCGCTCCAATTACATAACGCTCTCCATTTAAGCGATGACTAATTATCCTTGTTGAGTTTCTAAGAAGATTATCAGTTGAATTTGTTGTTGAGAAAAATATTGCATCTTTAGATTGGACAGCCCTTTTAATGGCTTTGTATTTTTCTCCCTTTTCTTTCTTCTGTCCACTTGAAGCAGACAATGCTTTCAACGCTCTTGGTTGTTTGCTCACTGCCCAAGCACGCTCACGCTCATAGTCACGGCGCAGATGATTGTTATGCGTGAACTGACGCAGCTTGTCTTGCAGCTCACCTAGTCTAATGCGCTGCTTTACCGCATCTGCTCTCACTTCTTGAAGGTAAGCAATCTCTCTTTTCTGGCTTCTAATCAGACGCTCATATCTACGTTGCTTTTGTGTAGCGACGTAGTACTCGTCACTTGTCATGCCCGTGATGCGCTCTTGCTCTGAGTAGTCCATGTCTGGAAGCTCGGAATATCCAGGAACATAAGGTGTCATGTAGTGGTAGCAGTGAGCTCCACAGAGTCCTGTCACGGTGCCGTATCCGGTTGACTCAACGAGTGGTGGATACTCGGTACTTCTACCGCTCCTTGAATACACCTTGCCTTGCCATTCTGCATGGCTTGGACGCGCTCCAAAGTGAGCATCAACAAAGACCAAGTCCCACTCCCACTCGTCCATACGCTGCATAAGAAGGCGGTTTCTCGCTTGGTTAGCCTGGGAGACAATGTGGCGTCTTAGAGCTGCGTCAATAGTTGTCTTAGTACCGCTGATGTAGTCAATGGTCTCTAGTCCAGAGTTAGCAAGTCGTGTAACTCCACGCTCCATAACAGCTCGTGTTGGCTCTCCCGCTTGATGACGGGCGATTGCTTCAGCGGTCACGTCATACCAGAGTGCTGCTTGGTCTTTAGCAAGAGCAATGTTTTGACGCTCTAGGACCTCATTCATGCCCTGCGCTGTCTGAGCAGCGATGATAGTTGCGAGGTTAGTCATGTGACGGCGTGATCCCATCGCTCGTACAAACTGCCCCACGAGTACGTCATCAGTCTTTTTAAGCGCGTTCTTTAGGACCTCACGTGTTTGCTTGTCGATAGCGGGGTGGTACTTGTAGTAGATCGCGAGAGCTTCTTCACGAGAGAGCCTAGAGAGACGCTCAAAGTCTGCAATCTCTCTTCCTCTAATTACTGCGCCATTTGTGCGCACTACCTCATCAAGCAGGTTAAGAAAGAAGTATGAGAGTTCTTGTACATAAGCAGACTGTGCGCCCCCTACGAGACGCACAGCGATTTCTTCAGTCGGTTTCATACTTACTCACCAAGGTCTGCGTCAAGTGCTACTCCGCCAGTCTCGCTAGTAAATGCCTTTGCGTCTTCCTCACTCATGCCTTGGTACTTGACGAGGTACTTCCACTTAGGGCAAAGACCACGTACAATGTCATCTTTCATCATGTCTCGGTCTGCTTTGTCATCTGAGATAACCGAGTCATCCCACAGAATGTCAACCGGTACAGGCTCGTCTACTCTGTAGCCGTTCATAGCACACTCTGCAGCAAATGCGCCCTGAACAAGGTCTCTTACCGAGTTCTCAATGGAGTGCTCGTGCTTTCTGATGGTTCTGATAAGCGTTGCATTAGTGCTTACAACCTCTGTTGCCGTCTTGAGTCCTTGTCCCAGCGTGAATGACCAATAGCCTGCACCAAAGCCAGTTCTAAAGCCCAGCACAGCAAGGGCATTGTTGAATGCCGTCACCATGTCATCAATGTGCGTGTCAGGGTTGTAGACCGTCATAGGAGACTCTGCACTAATGCCAGCGGAGATTGGTGCGAACATAATCTGGTCCATAGTGTTGACAAACTTAGCCTTACCGTCTTTGTCACGCACAATAGCTTGCTCATCAACAATCATCTTTGGCAGCGACACTCTTACCTGCCAATACATCTGGTTAAATGCTTCGTCTACCAGTCTGCAGGAGTCGCAGATGTCTTCAATAACAGATGCGCCAAGCGGTGTGAGCTCGTCATGAGCGTTGTACTTTGCTGGTTTGACAAGCGCATACGTTGGCAGCGGTTGCTTGGTATCGACAAAGCCTGTAATACCCTCGACCTCAACAGGTGTAATGCGGTTCTGCGAGTTAAAGAGCAGCGTCTCAATTACGTGAGACTGTGTCTCTTGGTTGAAGTATCTAAGCTGCAACTGGTCGTAGAGCTTAGAGTTCACAGTCACCTTGGAGATGAACGCGCAACCATCACCTAGAAGCGGGATAATCTGCCATGCCTTCATGGAGTCAATGCTGGTTGAGACGTTTCCCTCGTATCCGTGGAAGTTAGCCACCCATGCGCCAACACCCAGGGCAAACACAGTACTGATAAACTCTGCTTGCTCATCAACAAAGTTTGGAATCGTGCGCTCTAACCAGTCATTCACTGCATCTTCAGAGCTTGAAAGTATTGTGCCTTCGTTCATGATCAGACTTGGAATCTCGCTTGCAACCATTGAAGCCGGACTAATTGAGAGCCTGTCATACGAGTCAGCACCATTGTTGATGATGTAAGGCTGCTTGTAGTACTCATTATCATGCGTGAACCAGCCCCACCACAGCTGCTGGAACTTGTCCATAGACGTGTCCGGTGTAAAGCCACGCTTCTTTAGGTATCTGAGTGCCCATTCTGGCTTTTGGATAGTAATCTTTGACAAGGTGAGACCCCTTCTCTTTAAGTCAAGCTTCTGTCATTGATAAGCGTCATACACGCATAACGCACAGCATCGATAGTGTGGTTATCAGCGTCTGGCAACTGCCCTGTGAGCTGGTTGTCCTTTGTCATCACATATGAGTAATTGCTGAACTCTCGTGCTGCAGTTGTGCAGCTGGAATCAATCACAATCTTTGAGCGGTATTGCAGCCACTTGATTGAGTTGTGGATGTTGTGTGCGCCTGTCTTAAGAGCACCACGGGCGTTAATGCCATTAGCTTTGAAGTCAGCAATGCTCTTTGGCTCTGCTGAGTCGCACCATACTGTGGCATATGGTTCAGCGTCTTCAATAACATCCTCACCATCTTTGAGAGCGTTGCCCAGCTTCTCACTTACGAGCTCAGCAGTATCTTGGTTAGAGAGTCCACACTTCACAAACTCATCCAGGATGTAGAGTGTGCGAGTCTTTGTGTCGTAAGCAATCTTCACCCATGCGAATGGATCCTGTGAGAAACCCCAGTCAACGCCGTAATAGTGATACTCAAGCTTTTTGCGCTCTGCGTGTGTGATGTCTCTCACCTCAACACGAGTGAATACCTCCGAGCCAAAGCCTACTTGCTCTCCGAGCCACTCATGGCGATATGCTTCCTCGTCAAGTTCTTTGAGTGCTTCAGCGTCTTTGCGCACCTGCTCTGGTATCCACTCATGTGGCACATCGAGATAGCTTGACTCAATGACGCGCTCCGGGTGTGTTGAGAGCAGGGTAGAGACGTGCTCATTTACCCAGGCATCGCGAGAGCGTGGTGGGTTGTGGTCAAAGAAGCGGAAGTATACAGAGCCTTCTGGAGCGTCACGCGTGACAGACTGCATAACCGTTCTCAGCTCGCCCCAGCCGTTGAACTGGTCTACCTCAGAAAACCACTGGTAGGCGTAGTACGTGCCATTTGGTGCCTTAATTGCCTTTGTCTTCTGCGTATGGTCACCACCACGGAAAGTGATAACTTGACCCGTTGCAGGGCGCGTGAGCTTGTACGGGCTCTTAGACGCTCTCCATTCATCGCGGATGTTGAGCTTGTCAATCGCCCAAAGCATTTGCTCAAAGACACCGTCTCCGATATCCTTGCCAATCTTTGGCATGATGAATGCGGAGCGGTCCTTGTGCTCCATAAGACCTTGCATGATCTCTAGAGAGACTGTGGAACTCTTCAAAGAAAAACGCCCTCCCCTTAGCCACCATTCACCTCCTGCGTCCTGTGCGATTGCACGATGCAGTGAGAGAAACGGTGGTGCTAAGATAAGGGCGAAGTCTGCCACGAATGGCTTCTCTTCTTCTTCCACATCTTCTGGAATTGCGTCCAAAAGCGTCCTGCCAATGGAAGAGATAGCAGTGACTGCAGTCTGAT